CGGACGCCTCGCGGATAAACCTCACATCGCTTGACCCGCTGGCGCCGAACATGGAAGCCTGCGCGCCGCCGCCAATATCAACCGCCGCCGCCAGCGTGTAGCCCCCCGCAGGCTGGAACGCCGCCGATAGCTGCATCCAGTCGTCAACGCGGTCGTAGGCCAGCGCGTGGACGCTGCGCACGCCCGGCTCGGTCACGTCGAAGCCGTCGGCCCCAGTGGTCTGTACCGCAGTCATTGCTGCCGCACGCTCCATCTGCGCCCATTTCACGCGCAGCCGAATATTGATCGCGCCTGCGGTCCAGACAATGCCGTAGCTACCGCGCACGTTGGTAGTTGCGGCCCCCGTCAGCGTCCGCGTTGTCTCCACTCTTGCGCCTGTCGCAACAGACGCGGTGATGTCCGTCTCCTGCTGCACAACGAACGTCACTCCGTTGAACTCTACGACCAGATTTCGGTGGCGCACGATGTTCGTGTCGCTCCCGGCAATCCGCCGCACGCTGAAAGATTGCGTCCAGACCTCACCGACAACGGCTGGAACGCCGTCCTGAAAGCTCAGATTGATTGAGTTTGTGGGCGTCAGCGCCAGTTCAATGTCGATATATGGAAAGTCGCCTTCAAACCCCTGGCCGATAATCTCAGCCCCCGGCGCGTTCGTCAGCGTCCAGCCAGTCGGCAAAACGCCGCCCGAACCGATCACGCCTAAGGTTGCGCCGCCGCCCCGGCTGTTGAGAAAGCGGTTCCGCACCCCGCTTGCAGGCTCGAGGGCGTATTTTAGTCGCGCCGCAAGCGTGGGCTGAATGCGAACGATCACACCCCGACTGTCCTTCTGCGCCGCCACCTCCGCGCCGGGGCCTGCGATAAGCGTCGTTCCCGCTACGTCCGAGAACAGTCGGGACGGATCAAACGTCAGATCCTGCACGACGCGGGTGCCGACGCGCAGCGAATCAGGCGAAAACGATATAGTCTGTCCCGCGCGCGTGATAGCCAAGCCAATCCCGAGATTCATGATGCCACCGTTATTTGCAGGCGCACAGGCGTTGCTACGTTCGCCACCCTGCGCCAGAGTTCGATTGATAACCCGCCCTCAGTGGACACGAAAAAATACCCATCGTTCGCCGTGACCGCCATGCCAGCCGCCACACTGCTGTAGAACGCCGCCGCCGCTTTGAGGAAGTCAGCCCATGCGCCGGGCAGGATGATGATGGGAGTTGGGCCGGTTGTGGCCGTCAGGATGCTCGCAAGCGGGCGGGTCGGTAGGGATTCGTTGAGACTGATTTCGCCTAGCTTTGTAGCGACAAGCCCCGCCCCCGGCGATGGGCGCGGCAATTCCAGATAGACGGCGTAATGCGTGGCTTTGCTCCCCCTGCTGTTCGGCCAGAGATCAAGCGTGAAGTCGCCGGTGTTCGAGATCGGCGCAGACACTTCGCGCGGCGCGACGATATCCGTGGCGCTATCCACGTCAAAGCCGGAAAGTATCGCCCGGATCGTGCCACCAATCGCTTCGTCGTCTGGCGGAATGGCTTGGCCCGTGATCGTGATCGTCGGTATGCTCATTTTGCCGCCCCCGCTGTTGCGCGCACCTTAGCACGTTTTGCCGTCATATCCACACCCTGCATTCGCCGCGCGCGCCAGATGAGCCGCGACCGCCACCGCCCGCCGGTGCATTGCCCGCCGCGCTCGTTGCTCCGCCATTGCCGCCGTAGGCGCTCACGCCACCCGTGCCGTTGCCGCCGCCCCCGCCATACGCTGCCGCGCCACCATTGGCTGTTGATGTGCCGCCCGCCCCGCCGCCGTAGATCGACTTGGCGTTGCCCCCCACTGTTACCGCTGTACTTGTGCCATCACCGCCGCCGATTGCGCCGCCAATTAGGGTAGCGCCCGCAGTCACTTCGCCGCCTCCGCCACCACTCTCCCCGCTGGCGGCTGCGCCTGCGCCGAATCCACCGCCATAAGCTGTTAAGACTGCTCCGAAGGTGCTATTGCCGCCGACCGCGCCCGCCGCCCCGCCTGCCCCTATTGTAACGGTGACAGTCGCGCCCAAATCCTCAGCCCGAATGATCCGCTGCGCGAATCCTCCACCGCCACCCCCGCCCGCATTAATGACGTTGTTTGACGCTCCACCGCCACCGCCCGCCCAAAGCTGGATGGTGACTGGCGTTGCATCCGGCAAATCAGTTGGCTTTGTCCAAGTGCCTGACGCCGTGAACGTGAACGAATATCGAACCCCGCCAGCGCCGCCCGAAAGCAAAGTCGGCGACAGCATCACAAAGTCGCCGCCGATATAAGTGATCTGTGACCGCAGCCCGTCGCCCACGGAAGCCGCTGGCAACGCAAGCCCGTTCGGGCTGAGCACCGGCACAGGCGACCCGCCATTGATCGCCAGCGTAACCCCGCCCGTGTTTGCCGCGCCCCACGTCAGCGTAAACGTCATGCCGTCCAGAAGGCCGTCACCGTCCAGCGCCGGGGCAAGCGATGCCGTCACCGCATTGGCCGTCCCGCCGATAGCCGTGAGCGGGAATTGCGCAGCGTCGAACAGGGATTTCGTGCGAAGGTTCAGCGCGGTTCGCACCGCCGCCCCCGTGCCGTTTGGTATTGGATTGCGAATTGTCATGCGAATATCTCCGGGGCTTCATCCACCAGCGTCAAGCTGGCCTCGAAATCACGCTTGAAGGTCATGTTGAATACTATCATGCGCCGATACTCTGGCACGATGACGCGCGTTGCAACCAGCGAACCCTCAGGCACATAATCCAGCACCGAGGCAAACGTCAGTTCGTCGCCTTGGCCAGTTGCGTTTGTCAGATCAACCGTAACCACATCGCCCTCGGGATACCGGATCTGCGCCTCTGTCCGCTCACCCAGCAAGTCCACGCTGGCAACTGCGTCAAAGTCTGTCACCGCATCCCAGAGTGGTTCGTTGGAGAACGGTATCGCGGCGTCCAGAATGACGCCTGTTGTGCCGCCTCCGACCACTCGCCCGAAACCGACATTGCGCTCAACCGCATCATGCACCACCGCCACCAGTGACCCGCGACGGCACGCCAAAGCGTCCGGGGAAACGTCAAAGGAAAAGAACGTGGCCCGCCTCTCTAGTTGCGCCAGATCGTATTCGGCCCGCGCTATCGCAGCCGCCTCAGTTGTCACGCCCTCGTACCGAACCTGCTCCATCAGGCCGCTATCGCGCGTTATGCCGCGCCGGAAAACGCTGATCTGCCGGGCCTCAAAGTCAGTTTCCGCGTCGTCGAACGTGACCCGCAGCCCATCGGGCAGGCTCTTGAAAGCCTTGGTCCACTTGAAATCCGCGCTGTTTCGAGGCGTGAAAAGCTGCACCGGGCTTTCTGCCGATCGGTCATAATCCCGAACGACGCCCCAGATATCGGCATTGTATGGACGGGCATACCCGCACGCCGCGATGACGCTTAGAACGTCGCCAACGCCTGTATCTGTGAAAAACGCCTTGCATGTAAACCCGGCGCTGGCGCAGGCGGTGCGCCACTCAACAAGCCCGTCATTATCTAGATTTTCCACCGGCAAAGGATAGGCGTTACCCGACCCGACCAGCACATCTCGATAATGAGGCGCGGGGTTGCTCGTGATGTGGAGGCCAGTCCACCCCGTGCCGTCCCAATCCGGCACAAGCCCGGCTGCGTTGACCGATAGCCTCTCGATATTCTGGTTGCGCGCCCGGATCGCGATCAAAGCGAAGTCGTCAGTTGTGACCGGGCTTCTATTGTAGATCGAGACCGACCGCAGGAAAGTCAGCGTGTCGGACAGGTCATTGCGCCCAAAGGCGATTTGCCCCGGCGTGCCGAAGTAAGAAAAGAAGTCGCGCGCGGCCCCGTTATACAGATACGTTGCATCAACAAACGTCGCCGTCTGAATCGTGTGCCCGCGCTTTATTTCAACCTCATATCGACCCGGATCGAACTCTGCCGGATCAAGAATAAATTCCGCAACGTCGCGCGACAGGTTTACGCGCCGAACACCTGTACTGCCCAGGCTGTTCTGGTTCACAAAGACATCACCCGAACCGGCGTAGAAATAGCTATCCGCCACCCACGCCGGGGAAGCAGGGACTGCCACCTGCGCCGCCGTGGTCGAAAACGCCGCTACAAAGCCCTTAGTCGTTGCCGCCGTTGGGGCTTGATTGCCCGGCGCGCGCCACACCAGCCGGATCGTGGCGCGCAAGGCCCGAAAGTCCGCGCCCTGATAATGCAGTTCGGGCAGGTTGCGCCACGTCGCAGCGCCCCGCAGTCGAATGCGAATACGGATCGGCACGCGCACCAAATCATCGGGCGCGGATGGTCGGCCAAGCCCCTGCGAAAAGGCGATCTGCATTTCGTGCAGCGAAGGCGCGCGGCGCGTGGCGATAAGCTGCGGCTGCGGTACGGCGAGCGCCACGTCGATATCAGGCTCCAGCAACGCGCCGTCGTCTTGGCTGACCCGGTGCCCCCGGATTTCCTGCCCTACCGCCTCAGTGCGCGCGTATCGCGTCACCAGCGACAACCGGCGATCCCCCGGTAGGCCGGGCCGGGTTTCGACCTCAAGCCCCTCAATATCCGTTATCGGCGCGGCCCCGATCTGAATATCCGCAAGATCGTGCGGCCCCGACAGCCCATAGACCGCCTCAACGATTTCGTCATCACCGTCAAACGTCACCAGCGGCTCAGCCAACAGGGGCGGGAAAACACGGCGCTGGCCAATGACGCGCGGCACAACGCCGTTGGGGTCCAAAATGTTCCCGCGCGCGCTGGCGTCTCGCTTGGTTTGATCCGCGTCCGCCCCGCCTTCGCCGAGCGTGGGGGGCGGGGATAGGGCGTTCAGAAGCAGACTGCCGACCAGCGAGACGCCGCCCGCCAGAAGGTTTGCGCTTATGCTGCCTTTTAGAAAGAGCCCACCCGCCGTGGCAAAACCCCCGCCCGCAACAAAACCCGTCAGGATCGTCAGGCCGATAGCTGCCAGCAATGCCAAGGGGTTTTTCCCGTCCTCGCCGCCGCCGCCCAAAATCGGCGCGTGAAATGTCACCGCATTGGCAATACCGCCCGTGACCGCCTTGGGCCGCACAAGATGCCAAGCGCCGCGCGGAACCTCATTGCCTCCGATGCAGATCGTGCCGTGCTTTTCAAAGATTGACGGCAACGTCATCAGCGGCACAAGTTCCGCCAGCGTCAGGCCCTCGGGCAATTTCTGGATGCGCGGGGCAACTTGACCGAAAGGCGGGCGGTAGACACAATGCAGGCTCATGCGGCATACCTCCGATACCCTGTGACCCGGCCCGCGATAAGCGGATGCGACAGCGGCACAACCACGGCGTTCGTGGCGCGCTCTGTGTGTAGCATGTGGCGCGGCCCTACCATGACGCCAACGTGCCACACATGCGCGCGCCCGCGCAAGAGCGCGATATCAAACGCCTCGCCATGCGTCGTCGAAACCCACGTTTCCGCGACACGAGCATCCTCTATCGCCGCAGCCATTGCCCGCGCAACCTCGACCAGCTTTGCCGCGTCAATCTCGCCATAGGACGGCAGGTCGATCCCGCGCTGATCGGAGTAAACCCGCCGCACCAACTCCCAGCAATGCGCCTCAGCGTAAGGCGTGCCGATGTATTTTGCCCACCATGCGCTCATGCGAAAAGCCCCGGCGTTCTGGAACCCGTAGCGCGCAATCCGGGATACGGCTCTTGGGTATAGTCGCGCAGCATCAACCGCCCGCTTGCCTCGCGCGCAGTGCCGCTCACGTCCATCAGATCGAAGTTCAGGAATTGCATGATCGGCACTGGCGTCCGCACCGTCACGCGCGGCTCTTGCGTCAGGTCGAAGTCATTGCTCGTCAGAACCCAGATCGAAATTCGCGCGCGTTCCGGCAATGCGATCAGGGCCTGCGCTATCGTGCGGTCAATCGCAGGCAGACTGATGCGCGCCTCTGGTGGCCGGTCATTGTCGTTCACCGCCTCAAACTCGAACATCACCGGCGACCATTCCGCGCTGTTCCAAGTGTACGGAAGAACGTCGGTCACGACCCGCAAAGGTTCGCTCAACAGGGGGTGCGCGATCTCGGCAAAGACCAGATTTACATCGCCGCTGGCTTCGGCGTTCAAGGACTCGTGAACGGCAGGCACTAGGTCGCGATTCATTGCAGGAACCCCGCCAGCCAGGCCACGCCCGCCGGGGCAGTCTGCGGAACGTCGCCGTCATAGGCCCTCGTCAAAAACCGTTGCGAGTATAAGCCGCGCTGTTCCAGAACCAGATAGTTGCCTGTGATGCCCGCCAGCGCCGTCGCCGCGACAGGCACGCCCGCAATCCAGTATTTGTCCGCCGTGTAATCCGCCACCCAATCCGGCACGCGCGCGCTGGCTGCGGCGATGTAGGGGGCGAGTGGCACTTGGCCGGGCAAGATCATCACGCTAAACCCGATCCGCACAACCTCGCCGCCAAGATAGGACGGCTGATAGGTCGCGGGCGCGAACTTGAACCGCTTCACCACTTGCGTTGATGGATGCCGCCAGATGAAGGTCAGCGCCCCGGCCTGTATCGTGTCGTGAAACCATGCCTCGAAAGTCGCCAGTTGCGCATAGGTTTGAAAGTGAATTCCCATGTTCCACATATCGACGCGCGCCGTTGTGCGCCGCCTTGTGATCGCCGGTCCGATGTCAGGTTCAAAGGACGCAAGCTGATCTTGCGGGGATCCCGTGCTGTCAAGCGTCGGGTAGAATTGCAAGGATTCCTCGAATGGCCAGTAAAGAATTGTCATGTCACCGCCTCACAGTCGAAGGGGATACGCCGAACCGCCCGCCAAGCTGCCGGTCAAACCCACCGCCCCCAAGCTCCTCGCCGACAATCGTTCGCACAATCTCCCGCCCATCAGGCGCGCGGCCACGCTCTTGCCGCACCGGCTGGCCAGTGTTGTTTACGATCTGAACGATGGTTCCGTTGCCGCCCATTTTGCCAAGCGACGAATTTGGAATGACTGTGCCAGAGTTGCGCGGCACGACTATCTCAGGGCCGCGCTCGCCAACCAGATACGGCAGTCCAGCGCCAACCGGCCCGCCGTTCGCCCGCGCCCCTGCCAGTTGTAGCGTCGGCCCAAAGGACGGAAGAAACCGCGATATGATCTGCGTGAATGCCTGGTTGAATAGCGTTTCGGCAATGCTTTGAAGCAGCCTTTGCATGGACTGGCGCAGTCGTTCCGCCGCGTCTTTCAGGCTTGTCGCTTGCGCCAGAGAACCGGCAAACGCCCCGGCCAAGCCCTCGCCAAGTTGCTGCGATATTGTCTTTGTGGCTTCTAGCGCATCG